TGATAAAAAGGATTCTCATGTTCTACAAACTTAATCTCAAATAGACTATCGGTTAATGGAAAATAGACCAAATCCCCTTCCATTGGTCTAGATGCAACTCCATCATCAGGATCTGCCCTACGTTGATCTTCAGTTTCATCAATATTTGAAATTATCTCGGCAATATAGTCCTCAAATCTTTCCTTAGATATAATAAAAGTAGATTCATCTGTAACTCTAATACCAAATTTTGTCATCAAGTCTCCAGACCCCTGGAATCCTTGAACATTAGCTACATATGCTTCAATCGGATATGTATCATTAAATCTAGAGAGAATATTTTCTCTCATTATAGAATCAGTCCCAAAATATTTTCGAGGCATATAGTATACCTCTTGGCCATACATCCTTAGATGTTCATTGACCAAATCTTGCACCAGTCTTTGTTCACTGGCAACTTCTTGTCTAAAGAAAGGATTTAGAGCCATTATCCGATCATGTCGAGGGGTGGGAGTTCATAATCAAAGGACATGCGTTGTTGTAACTCCGCAAGTTCTCTAATTGCATCATCATATAACTGTCTTCCATTGAGAGTTATACCACCAGGTAGTTGCACTCCTTGGAATTTCATTAAGTTTTGACCCCACTGACGTTTTATCAGTGACGTTAAATATCTTTTAAGGAAACTATCATTATAAACTTCTGCATTACTATTAGGATCTAAGATCCTATAACAATCAATTACAAGATAATCATTGGCTGTCTGAGACTGCCAATCCATGTCAATATAAAGTCTATTTCCTCTCTTGTTATACCTTACTTTCTTATCTGGACTGATTAAGAACTGAATTGTCTCCAAGTATTCTTTAACCATAGAATATGTCAACAATTCAACAGAACTAAAGTTATAAACATCATTCAAGAAAATCTGATATGAAATACTAAACATATTTTGTGAGATAGTATTATCATCAAATCTGAAGATACCATTTACTCCAATAACATGATCTGGAATCTCAATATAATTTCTAGCTTCTGTAAATTCTGTTTTCGTTGTAATAAAATGTGTTGATCCAACACCAACAGAAGTAAAGGTAATTGCTACTCCGGCCTTTGCATTAGCAAGAGAGGAAGCCACCCGAATCTCATTGCGACTATCTGCAATAGCATAGAGTTCAACACTATCAGTACCAATTCCCAAAAACGAAGTTGTACCAACTCCTGCAAGGGATACTGTTGTAATTCCGATTGGTGTTGCTGCAGAATTATAGCTGTAGAAGATTTGTGTTCCTGTTGCGAGTCCATGGTTGGGAAGTACGATATTATTTGCAGTTGTACTTACACCAGTTGCACCACTAAATGACTGTGAATGAATTCCTATCGAACCAACCTGTTTGGTTCTAGCTGCATCAATCTCCCATTGTTGGACTTGATGTTTGAGGAACATTCTCTCAACACCATCCATGTGACGCTCTTGAAAATATTGAAGAGCGTCATCTACAAGGTCATCTAGTTGATCTTCATCAACATTTACTTCTAGAACTGGTTCACCCAGCTGTCTAAGACAGTAATCAATCAGTTCTTGTCTAGTGCTAGGTTTCGCCATTTATATAGAACTAGCTTCCAGCTATTTATTAGTATGTGCCGCAGTCAATTGTGTCAGTAAAAACTGGAACCCCTCCAACAGAAGTCAAAATATATGTTGAGGTTGAAATGCCAGTGTTGGGTGCGGATGTAAATCCAACTATTCCACTAGTTCCTGCATAAGCGACAGAATTTAAAGCCGGATTTGTAGTTACAAATAATCCACCAACTGTTGTTACACCCGATACACGAAGATTAGATATATTTACATCCGTGCCATCAATGGTGGTGGCCGTTAAATCACCACCAGTGGCCGAAGTATATGAAAAACTAGTTACAGCCGCAGTATTCGATGTTGCAGCACCAATGGTGGTGTTGTTAATAGAACCAGCAAGTATCTCTACTTGTTGTGCAGTAACAATACCAGCAATATTCGTGTTGGTTAACTCTGATGTTCCTTGAACAAAAATTTGTCTCCACTGTTGTAATTCTGATCCAAGATCAAATTGATCACTATTAAGTGGATACCAATTTTGATTTACTGTAAATCCACCAACCGAATTGCTCCAAACAATTTGATAATCGGTATTACCTTTAATAGAAATACCACCACCATCGGCTGATGAATCTGAAGGCGCAATTGGTGATTCTGTTACAGCTAATTCAATTAACTTATCTTCAATTTGAGTGATTACGGAATTAAGATAAGTTAAATTACCCTGAACTTCAAGACTTCCACCAAGAGTCAAGTCACCAGAAACCGTTAAAGCCCCACCAACAGTAACATCGTTAGTGAGGCCAATAGTAATAGTTCTTCCGATACCAGGAGCATCAGTCTTAATTTGATTTGCTGTACCTAGGATATCCCAAGTCTCTGAACCTAGACCGACAGATCCTGCAAGATTATCACTTTGATAATTTAATCTAAAATCTAAAGTTGCAAATTCGGTGCCTCCTCCGGCACCCATTTTTAAAATTTGTCCTGTTGTTCCCGCTCCTGATGGTAATGAGTACTGGGTTCCAGCGTTACCGACAGTTAAGGAAGTTACATTACCACTAGTATAAAGAAGAGTGTTGCCCGTTAAATCTGTTACTACTCCAACAGAGGCATAAACACTACTAATGGCTACAGTGCCATCAACTGTTAAAATATTTGGACTTTCTGCATAAGAAAGTCCCAAAGGATTTCTCAAAGAGAAATCTGTACCAATATAAACAAGAGTGGTAGTATTCAATCCAGCCAAAGTTAGACTTTGACCATATACATTGCCAGTATCAAGAACATAAAACTCACTGTTCCCAGTTCCAACTGTTAAACTTGAAGCTATGGAAACATTCCCAGTAATAGTAGCTCCAGCACCTACAGTAAGATCTTCCGTAATATCTAATCTAGTAGCTGTAGCTGGACTACTAACCAAAAGTGAACTTCCAATACTTACATTACCAACAGCTAGAGAATTGTTAACTGTAAGATCGGTAAAAATTCCTACAGTAGCAGAAATTGTTCCACCAATAGTTACATTTTTGGAAAATGTAGATCCACCAGATACATTTACATCACCAAATGTAGAAATACCAACTACATTCCAATTACTTACTGTTCCAGATGAACCTACGATTACTGCCGAAGAATCGGTAATTATTGATGGTTCATGATTTAAAATTTCTGTATAATACTCACCACCAATCTGAACGGGAACTCCAGCAGCATTACCGACATATAATCTACCCGCCTCATTATTCCAGGCACCTTGAGTGGCCTGTTCAATTGTTACTGCTAACTCTCCAACAGAGAGAGAAGATGGCCCAACAACTCCAGTTGATCTTTTTATACGGATAATTGCCATTAGAAGGCACCTCCATCTATATCCGTACCAGTACCAAGACTTCCTTGAGAAACCCAGAGACCTAGACTTGCATTATAAACTAAAACGTATCCATCAGATACACTGGATACATCAGTATCGGTAAGGGATCTTAAAGTTCCTCCAGCCTCAGCTCGAGATGTAGAAGTTACTTTTACGGTATTGACACCGCCGACTCTAACCCTAGTGGCCATTCACTTACTCCTTAGTTGCACTTTCTCTTACTAGTGCCTGGCCTTCAATAATTTTAGATTTTTCGGAATTTGAATCGGTTAATATAACATCATAAACGTATCTGCCAGGTTTAATCCTTCTCGTTACAGTGTCAGTTAACGTGAGTCGAATCTGACCTGCAAGTCTGTCTGTAAAATCAACTGTAAAATTATATGCATTTTTACTGCCACTATGTTTTCTCAGCTGAGCAGAAGCAGTATGACTACTCAAGTTTAGAGCTTGACCATTTGATGCTGTTAAATCAAAGGTCTGTCGAAAGTCGGCACCCTGATCAATAATCAAATTGACAACAAAAACAGCCATGGTATCAGTACTGTGCCTTATCTATAAGGTATTTATGTTCTTTATAGTTTGTTGATCAATTCTTTCAATAAAGTTTTTATTTCGCCGACTTCATTTTCTAAATTTTCTAATCTCTCTTTTTCTTTTAATTTTTGTTCTA